AAAATTTCATGGAAACACTGATAGTAACTTTAACTATATCAACTGTAGTATCACTTTTATCCCTTCTTGTGGGTGGAGTTATTGGGTGGACAGCAAGGACATATACCATAGAAAAGACACAATATTCTCAGTATCCTTCACATCCAGAGATGTATGATGAAAATGGTAATCTCATAGCAGATGAGATAGTTGCTTTCAGATTTGAAAACACTCCTGAGGATAGTCAAGAAGACAGTTGACTTTTACCTCTAAATAAACTAAACTGAATATAACATTAGAATTGATATGGCTACAACATCAGCATCTTTAGACTCAGGTGCACCAACAAAGGTAACTCCAAAAGTTCCAAAGAAGGCTACCATTACAGCAAGCACTAAATTACCTCCTAATCCTTTTCTGTTTGAGGTACTTGAATTAGCTAACAAGCAGAAAACAATTGCTAAGAGAGTTGAAGTATTACAACAGTATAGATATCCTGGATTAGTGTCTATATTGATTTGGAACTTTGATGAGGCTGCAGTATCATTACTTCCAGAGGGAGTGGTTCCTTATGAAAGAAATGAAGTTCCTGTAGGAACAGATCATACATCACTCAGAAAAGAATATGCTAACCTATATCATTTTGTAAAAGGTGGTAATGATAGTTTATCTTCAATTCGTAGAGAGACTATGTTTATTCAAATGCTAGAGGGATTGCATCCACAAGAAGCAGACATATTAACTCTAGTTAAAGATGGTGGACTAGAGAGACAGTATCCTAAAATTACAAAAGGTGTTGTAGATGCAGCATTCCCAGATATTGTATGGGGTAGTAGATAATGAAGGATGATATCAGAAAACAAATAAATGATATCATTGAGGGTGAGATCCAGAATGGGATAAATGATTATATTGAGAAAAAAGGACGTGGGTTTGATGGTCAATTAACTGCTGACATAGACCAAGATGAGGTAGATAAGTTAGTTAAACAGTATAAAAAGATAAAAAAAGCATCTAAATCCAATCTAGGTCAAGTAAAAAAACTTGAATTGCTTGATAAGTATGGTAAACCCTTAAAATAATATAAAACTGTAACACAAGTTACAAAAGAACTTGCATATATAGTATAAATGTGTTAGTATAAACACATCGTTCATCCAATGCAAGGTCTAGCATTACTGGCACTGCTCCTATCTGAACATAATAGTTTTCATTGGGAAATGACATGTGCAGAATGGAACCAAAATAGGATTGAGATACTGAGTGATCAATCTCTCAATACTGATGCAAAGGAGTATCTTATAGATTACTTCAGAGTGAAAGTACCAGATGAACAATGTGAAACCTTTATTATTGGACGCAAGTAAGCCGACACGGAACGGGTTCGTTCATCCCTTTGGGGACGCAAATGCCGACTGAAGGAACGGATATTCACAACATCCAACTACTTTAGGAGAAAACCAATGGCACAAGTCACTTACAGAGGTGTTAAGTATGACACCAATGACAGAAAAGATTCTGTACAGTCAGCATCACAACTTACTTACAGAGGTATAAAGCACACAAGTAAGGTTGGTGCTTAGTTAGAATAAAGGGAGGGTTGTTACCCTCCTTTTTTTATGCTATAGTGATAAATAAAAATAAAGCCATGGACAAGGGTAAGCTAAAGGTTTTATTGTTTGACCTAAAAAACATACTCAATGAACTTGAGTCAGAGGTTTATTCAGACACAAGTTCCTATGTTGCAGCAGCACAAGCACCTCTAACTGATTATGAAGAAATTTTTGAAGGAGATGATGATGGTTATGCAGACTGAAGAAAAATATTCAGAAGAACAATTGAAGTTAAGAGAACAGTGCCTCTCAATCTTGTTGAAGAAGTATGAAATAACCACTGAGTCTAAATACTCACTCAGGGACATTTATGAGTGCGCAGAAGAATGGACTCATAAGTACAAAACGTCCAATGGTGTAGTAGACTATTTTAAGGCATATTTTTCAAATGGGAGTCAGAAAATCAGCAAAGAGATTAATCAAGTTAGCTAAGAAGAACCCTAATTTATACACTAGGGAAGATGTAATCTATGCTAAATTAATTAAAAAACAACAAGATGAAAGAAAAATCAGTGAAGTTAATATCAGTAACACCTGATGCTGAAAAAACAATGGCACATATTGCCAGAGTTTCCAATCCAGATAATCAAGATAATCCTAACTATGCTGGATTATTGAAGTATTGTATTAAGCATAATCATTGGTCTGTATTTGAGCAATCCTCAATGACCCTTGAGATTGAAACAACACGTGCTATTGCAGCACAGATATTAAGACATAGATCTTTTACATTCCAAGAGTTTTCTCAAAGATATGCACAGAGTAATGAACTTGGGAAGATTGAATTACCAGATTTAAGAAGACAGGACACAAAGAACAGGCAGAATTCAATTGATGATGTAGATCCTTTTGTCAAGCAAAAATTAGAAGCACAAATGATAACCCTTTTCAGTTCTGCACAATCATTGTATAATCAAATGATTGAGGAGGGGATTGCAAAAGAGTGTGCTAGAATGGTTCTACCACTATGCACACCAACAAGAATCTATATGACAGGTTCTGCTCGTTCTTGGATACATTACATTAATTTAAGATCAGCAAATGGAACTCAAAAAGAACATATGGATATTGCTAATGAGTGCAAATCTGTTTTCATAGATACCTTCCCTACCATTGCTGAAGCTCTGGAGTGGAGCTAAATACTAACATTGTTGAACAATTATGCCTACTTACCCTGTGAAAAATAAAGTGACTGGAGAGGAAAAAGAACTCTCTATGACTATGAAAGCATATGATGATTGGAAAAAAGAGAACCCAGACTGGGATAAAGACTGGTCAAAGGGTTGTGCTACTGCATCACGTGAGTTTAAGTGGACTGGCGAAGCAGCATCCAGTGGATGGAATGAAGTATTAGATAGAGCATCCAAACAACCTGGTGCTAATGTTCGTAAAAATCGTGATTATAGTTTCTAAGTATGGCAAGAAAAAAACCTTCTGCAGGTATTGGCACTAATCCCGTTCCTTTTGGAATGAGCAATAAGCAAATGAAAAGGAAGAAACCAATCAATCTTGATTATATAAAAAAGATTGAACCTCTTACTGATAATCAGCGAGTATTCTTTGACTCTTACAAAGAGGATAAGAACTTAGTTGCTTACGGTTGTGCAGGTACAGGTAAGACTTTCATTACCTTATATAATGCATTGATGGATGTTCTTGATCCCAAGAGTCCATATGAAAAGATCTACATTGTTAGATCATTAGTTGCAACTCGTGAGATAGGATTTTTACCTGGTGATCATGATGATAAATCATATCTTTATCAGATACCATATAAACATATGGTTAAGTATATGTTCCAGATGCCAGATGATGCATCATTTGATATGTTATATGGAAACTTAAAAGCACAAGATACCATTGATTTTTGGAGTACATCTTTTATCAGAGGAACTACTTTTGATAGAGCAATAATAATTGTAGATGAATTTCAGAATCTAAACTTCCATGAATTAGATTCTATGATTACAAGAATAGGACAAGATTCTAAAATTATGTTCTGTGGAGATGCAACTCAAACAGACTTAGTGAAACAGAATGAGAGGAATGGTATTGTGGACTTTTTACGCATCTTGCGTAATATGCCATCTTTTGATATAATAGAGTTTGGTGCAGATGATATCTGCAGAAGTGGTCTAGTCAAAGAGTATATCATTTCTAAACTTGAACTTGGAATAGAACTTTAATGTTTAATCATGTAAATATAGATCTTCCTTCTTTAAACAAAGAAACTATTGATGGTGTCAGATACTATGATGTTCCTGGCAATGCAAAACTAGTTTCAATTACATCTATCACTAGTTGGATCAACAGAGAAATCTTTCGTGAATGGAGAGCAAGAGTTGGAAATGAACAGGCAGATAAAGTAACCAAGGCTGCTACAAGTCGTGGTACTGATATGCATACTCTTACTGAATATTATCTTAAGAATGAAGAATTACCAGAGGTACAACCTCTATCAGAATATCTTTTTAAACAATCAAAACCTCAATTAGATTTGATTGATAATATTCATGCTCTAGAAAAATCAATGTACAGTTTGCAGTTAGGTATTGCAGGAACTGTTGATTGTATTGCTGAGTACAATGGTGAACTTGCTATCATTGACTTTAAATCTTCTAAGAAACCAAAACCACGTAAGTGGATTGATCATTACTTTGTTCAGTGTGCTGCATATGCTTGTATGTTGTATGAGTTAACAAATATACCAGTGAAAAAATTTGTAATCTTAATGTCTTGTGAAAATGGAGAATGTGTAGTTTATGAAGAGTACAATAAAAAGAAATATATCAAATTACTCTCTGAATACATTAGAGAGTTTGTTACTTTCAAATTACAAGAATATGGCAAAAGCTGATGGAAAAAATTTAGAGAAGTTAATAGAAAATAAATTCTATTGTGCTAAAAGATTCACTGAAGCAATTGAAACTCTTGCTCATGAAAAAGATGGTATGAGTTATGTTGATGCCATTGTACATTTTTGTGAACAGAATAATATTGATGTGGAATCTGTCCCTAAATTAATCACTAAACCTTTGAAAGAAAAACTAAAAGGTGAAGCAATGGAATTAAATTTGCTTAAGAGAACATCTCATGCTAAACTTCCTTTATAATGCCAACTAAATCTGAATTAATGCATTACAGACTTCAAGCATGGTTACGTGAGAACCAATGTGATGAGTTTGAATACTTAGGTGAAAGACCTGATGCTTTAGGAATACCACAACATTGGTATCGTATTGCAGATGTTGAAGTTACTGCAGGTCAGGTTGAAGAACTTGAATTGATGGATGATGCTGAAAGTGAACCCCTTTGAAACCTACAAAACATTTATAGGTATGAAGTCACACTTCATAAGAGATAAGTATGACTATGCAAGATATGGAAATAAATTATCTAAATTAACTGTACAAGGATTCTATAAAAGAAGAGATAGAATGTTCTTTGAAAGAATGTCTAGACAGTATAATGATCAGGAGATACAAGATTTTTTCATTGCTAATTTTGCTACTGATGAAGATCCATCCACTGTTTATATGCCAAATATAATTAAGAATGGAGAGAAAACATATACATCTTGGAAAAAGAGAATACAATCATTAGCATATACATTTACAGAGGAAGCACATAAGTTGTTTGATAATCAAAAAGTAGATGATGTATTTGATTGTTCTAAAGGACACCCACCAATATTAAAAAGTTATTTGAGGGGTGACACAAGTTTGGAAAGTATGGTAATATATGATAGAATATTAGGGTACAGAACTAACTTTGATAAACAAATATCAGAGCATGATCCTGTATGGGGAATGGTGAGTATGAAGATAAGGAAGTACACTCCTTTCCTAAATATAGATGTATTCCGTTATAAAAAAATTCTAAAAGAGATTGTTTCACAATGAGATTTTTAGACTCAGAAATTGTTCAAAAAGAAATGAAAGACATTGAG